AAATTTGACAATGATGAAAAACGTGACGAATGGTTTGATAATCTGAATGGTGAGAGTTATACGCTATCTACTATGTTTCATATAAATCCTGACGGAAACATAAAGCTCCCTATACCTTATGAGGTTATGGCAGGATATAACTATATGTATGTCGATATGCCTGTAGCAACAACTCCAGACAATCCGATAGAATATGAGAAACTAAACAGGGTTACACGGTATTTCTATTTTATAACGGATGTGATTCAGCTTTCGCCAAATGCCACACGATGCATGTTGCAGCCTGACATATGGACAACGTGGATTAATCGTGTGGAAATCCCATATCTGTATCTTTGGCGAGGTCACGCGCCTGTGGCAGCGAGCAATACGGACAAGTTCCTTGCGGACCCGATAAACAACAATCAGTATCTTCTTACAGACGATATACAGGTCGATTATCCGCGTGTCGTTGCGCACCATGACTTTCATCCGATAAACGCAGGAAATCCATATCTATGCATAGCATCTTCTATACCATATGACAAGGCTGGGGCAGTGGGTCAACTATCAGGTACCCCGAGCAAATGGACAAATCCCACATATTCCGACAGGAACATAAGGTGGGGTTGGCAGCAGCAGGTAAACGGATATGTGTGGGGCTCCACTTCTGTTACAGGCACGCTTGATACCAATGTTACAGAACTCTATAACGATATGCCAGTTATGAACGTGTATGCGATACCAATGACAAGCGCAAAGAACGTTCTGTCTAATCTTGACAAGAAAGCTCCGCATTTCATAGAGACGATTCAAGCCGCGTTTGTGCTCGGTGACGATATCATATCCATAGGAGCGTCTGTCACAATCGCAGGTGAGACGCTTTATAGGATTACCCCGATAAACCATGAATTCAATATACGGTTCACGAAGGATATGTTCGGGTATCCGAGTTATATGGAGCGTTTCGCAAAGCTATATACGTCACAGTATGCCACGATTGAGATTTCAGACAACGACCACGAAGCCAAGGTAATACATATAGAGAACTGTGGCGGAAACATCGGGTGCGAGATTTTCTCAAATGTCGCATATCCGCTTCTGAACGTCACAGCGCTTTTCACTGGTATAGACGGGTCTGGTTCTACAAACTACAAATGGATGAGCGGAAGCGGCGCGATTCCAAACGGAGATATCTCGGACTATCTTGTGAAATTCGGTATTCCTCAATATGCGCTTTGGCAATCCGCTCAATATGCATATGCCGTAGAAAACGCATACGTTAACGATGGGCAACGAAAATATGCCATAGCGCAGTATATGGATGCTGTAGGTCAGAACAATCAGAACAGGAAATCACGCGAGGATATAACAACTGCGATACGCGACAACGAGCACGCTTCTGGCGACACACAGCAAGCAAATGTGGCTAACACAATGAACACACATGTCACAAACACTGCAAACGCTGGTGCGAACCTTGTTACAAACACAGCAGTCGCAGGTGCCGCAAACAGGGCAATACAGGCAAGAAACAACTCAGCCACAAACAGTATCCTTGCCTCCAACAACGGAAAGCTGGCAAATGATGCAGTAGCGGATAATTATTTAAACAAGGTGACAGAACAGGCGGAAAACAAAGCCACAGCGCTTACAGCGTCCAACAACGCCACAGCAGGTGTTGCAACAGGCGTCATATCAGGTGCGGCGCAGATTGTTGGCGGAGCGGTATCGCTCGGAATGGGACCAGAGATAGGCGGTGCCGTATCTGGCATAGCAGGCGGAATAGCGACTATAGCCAACGCTGGTGTTCACGCAGCACAGATAAACGCCAATTCCGATGTGGCTATCACAGAGAACTCAGCCGTCGCTGCGGCAGCTCGAAACGCCACCAGCGCAAAATCGGGATATGCACAGGCTGCTGCGTCAAATACAGCTTCCAACACAATAAACGCTGGAACCGACAATTCGATAACTATGGTTAATTCAAATAATACGCAGGCAAACAATACTCGAAATATGAATAACACAAACGCAGTTAATGATAAGAATACAAATAATGCAAATGCTAGCAGAACAAACTCGACGATACATGCAAACGCTAACAGAAACTATAACGCGAATTATACTAACGCTGGATATGACGACCAAGAGCGAGTTGAAAATGCAAAGCGACTTCTGGAAAACCGTGCAGACCTTTATAAAGCTAACTGGTATCAGTCTAGGCTGTCACGTCCTATTGTTCGAGGTGAGGGTGAAGGCATAGACAACGGTACTGGTTCTGCGACATATCGAAACATGCGCATACAAGGTCTTTCGATACGTGTGAAGACAGAGCCTATGGGATTATTGAAGCGTGTGGCAGACTATTTCGCACGATTCGGATATAACATAGACCAAGAATGGAAAGTAACCAATCTGTGTCTTATGAAGAATTTTACGTATTGGCGCGCTCGTGATATATGGGTTAACACTGGTGAGGGTGCGAATGACGTTGCTTCAAAGGTATTGACTAATGTGTTTATGAACGGTGTTACTGTGTGGAATAATCCAGATATTGTAGGAAGGGTGGGTGTGTATGACAACTGACGAAACTGTGGATGAGTCCACTACTGAATCTACAGACAATACCTCGACTGAAGAAAAACAGGAGCGTACAACCGAAGAGCTTGTGCGTCTTTCAAAGTTCGATGGGCTTACTGACGCAGAGGTTCATAAAGTAATAGATTATTTTGTTGAACAGGCAATAGAGAATCAAAAGTCGATACTTAAGATAGAAGCACTTCAAAGCGTCAATGAATCATACAATAATATGGAACAAACGCATTATGAGAATATCGTAGACTATATGAATCAAGTCCTCGACAGTGTGAACAACATGCAATATGCGAGCGTATAAGGAGGAAGATAAATGTCGCGCAAGAAGGGAAAGAACTTTTACAGCGATATGTATTGGCAATCCGCCGAATACAACCAGCGCATGTACTGGCAGTTCCGTAATCATCTCATAATGCTCGCGGTGTCACGGTTCAGGTGGCTCAACCTCCCCAAGACGTGTGACGAGCGTTATCTCGAACAAACCTTGCTGTTTCAGGGCTGTGCCACGATAGCGCATCCGAAACGCGGTAAATACAAGGATTATTTCTTCTCGAACATGATAGCCAACAACGCAAAACCGAATATCTATGACAATTACACTACTTGGACTGCATACGGAATCAACAATTGGAACTTCAAATGCGATGCATCAAACGGTGTTGTTATATGGGACAACAAGCTGCGCCAGCCTATATTTCCCATGCTTGACATGTATGCCCGCGAGCTTACCGACATTATGCGCACCAAGCAGGTCAATCGTATGCACATCAAGAATCCTATAATCCTCAGCGGTCCTGAAGAGAAGAAGCAGGACATGATGAACATATATAAAATGCAAGCTGGAAACGAACCTGCTATCGTCACTACCAATGGTTTCTCAAGTATGGATTACAACGTACTAACAACTGGTGTGCCTTTTCTCGGTGAGGAGCTTTCGCAGGATTTGCTCAACACATGGAATCAGATTTATAAATTCCTCGGTATCAAGACAACGGCTATGAAGCGCGAGCGTCAGATATACGGTGAGATGGAAGACCAGCACGAGCCTGACAACCTGACCGAATGGGGATATATCGCAGAGCGACGCAAGGCTGCGGATATGCTCAATGATCGTTTCGGGCTTAACATTCAGGTCGTTCGCGCGGAGGATTTGCAGAGCGAGAACTTCAACTATCTAGGAAAGATTGAGAAAAGCGGCAAACAAGGCAGCGGAAACAACGGTATGATTCCTACAAGCACGGAAAGTGAAGATGATGCAAATGATTAAAGAGATTCTAAAGGGAGCCGCAATAATCGTATTCGTTCTAAGTGTAGAGCTTGTGGCTGTTGCATTGTGCAGGGCAGGTGACGATGATGCTGATAAGTAATACAGGATTTGTTGATGGATATGACGATGATTACCCTGAATATCCAGATGATTTCAAGAAACCAGACGATATAACCGATTGGCACGCAACACAAAGTATACAGTTATGCGAGCTTTATAACGGTGGTTTCTTCGACAACACAGACCATAGCTGGGATTGGGATAAATACAACGACGAGCAGGACGCACGTTTGCGTAATAAGATTAAAGCTGCATATTGGTATCGTGAGATAGCGATTACGCCACCTGGCATATGGAAGAACAAATTCATAGCGAACATGAACCTTTGGATGCCTACATATATTCCGCTTTATGCAGCCTATGACAATGTAAAGAGCACAATTGAAAAAGGTTATACCGAGTATGTGGATAATACATACAAAGGACGTGTAATCTCTTCAGAGTTCCCACAGACCATGCTTTCTGGCAACTCGGACTACGCAAGCGCAGGTAACGACACCGAAAGCGAAAACATAAACGATAGGCAACGTATCAAAGAGCTTCTTGAGAATATCAAAGAACTTGAAGACGGAATATTCAATATAGACGAAATGATTGTCAAAAAGTGCGAGGTAATGTTTTCTTGTGTAATGACTCCATACGTCAACGGATTGTGAGGTAAGATGGGACACGCTATATACGACGTTTCTGTGCCAATAACAGCGTCACTGCCAATACCTAAGATATTTATGCCAATAGACCAACGCATTATCTATATAGCTTTTATATTCATGGGGCTTGACATTGTGAGCGGGCTTGTAAAGGCTGCGAAGGAACATGACATACGCAGCGAGAAGCTGCGCGAGGGTTTGTGGCACAAGCTTGGGTTCATACTTGCTATAATCGCTGGATACCTTGTGGAATATCTTATGTCCGTTATTGACACATCGCAGCTCGGATTCACGGTAAAAGTTCCCATAATGCTCACGATTTGCGGATATATTATACTCACGGAGCTTGTATCTGTGTTCGAGAACATATCCAAGATATCACCAGAGCTAAAAGACAAGCTCGGCAAGTTGATTCACGTAACAGACGATATGTAG